CGAGGGCCGTGCACCTCAAACTCCTCGTCGGCCAATTCGACAAGGCCGAGAGGAGAGATCGACACCGTAAGGTCCGACCCCGAAGCCCGCATGCTGGGGCTCGCGAATGAGATTGCACCGCTCATGGTTAAACGACTCCGACTTTAGATTTCGACGATGCGCGTGGGCGCTAGGGAACGGGCGGACTTCTTCGCCGCCCGGCGGCTGTCGAATGGCTCTTCGCCGCGCTGCACGACGTTGCCGTTGGGCAGAACCTCGTGCAGGACGTACTGGCGGCCCTTGGAGCCGTCCTCGGCCTCTACGGGAATGCCGCGCACCAGATAACGCTCGTTGATCAGGTGCTTCCCAACGGTCTCGCCCTTGGAGAGCGGGAGTTTGGGAAGCACCTCATCGACGGACGCCTTCGGTGCCCTGCGGCGATCGTGGAACGCAACCATGGGTCAGTCGTCCACTACCGCCGGGGAAAGCCGCTCGTAGCGGCGCCCATTGCGCACGACCTCTTCGTAGGAGACGGCCGCGTAGTCGGAGAACGACCCCTGCGAGAACTCGCCGAGGTAGGTAGGCGCCTCGACCCACGCGGCAGAGCCGACGTGAACTCGCTCGGCCATGGTCTCCTGCGGGTACTTCTCGTAGACGTTCGCGTTGTGGTTCGGCCGACCGGGCGCCGTGAGGTAGCCCTGCATGACGCCCTTGGTGAATTCATTGGGGACGTCGGTGTCGGTTGCCACACCCTCCTCGAAGCGGAGAGGGCCACGCCGGGCAGCGTTGTCACCGACCTTGCGCTCATAGACGGTGCCGACGCGCTCCTGGAACTGCGGGTCGGGTGCGAGATTTCCAGCCATTCCGTAATCCTCTTCCGATAGCGAGGGAACGCTTCAAGCGTAGGAGGATTGCGGAACTCGTTGTTAATGCAGTGCGCCGCTATGCACGGGGCAGGGAGAAAAGGCTGACCGGGGAAACAGTCGTGGACGGCACGGTGATGTCGTACTCCTCACCGCCGGGGAAGCACTCCTTTACGTGCCAGGTAAACACCGGGGTGATGCCGGAGACGTCCGTGCACAGAAGGTCGATGGAGAGCAATCCCTTTTCGACGCGGGCGTGCACCTCGTGCAGCCACACCACGGTGTCCCCGTCGGTGACTCGATTCACGGAGGGTGTGAAGCGGACCATCGAGCCGTTGAGGGCGTTGCCCTGGTCGTCCACGTACTTACCGGTGACGGTGAGCGCGGTGAAGTTCTCGGGCAGGGAGATCGCGGGGGCGGAGGGGCCTGCCACGGTCGAAGGCTGCTGAGCAGTCCACCCCGGGGAGCCCCACTCGTCGCCGTACCAGTCGTTAGCCATGTCGTTCCTTAGTGGAAGGGAGAGTTACTGGCCTCGACCTCGGGCATCGTGTAGTCCTTGGTCAGGACGCAGGCCAGCGCCAGGGAGTCCGCGTAGTCGTCGTGTGCGTCGGCGGCCCGGGGAGCCTCGGCGAGGACGTAGGGGCCCTCGAACTTCTTCTCCAGGTCTTCCATCTGCTGCCGGAACCGCTTGTAGGACTTCAGCCGCCGGGTGTACGCGTGCGCGGGCCAGGAGATGTGTCCCCGGTCCATCAGTTCCATGAGGTGCTTCCAGCGCTTGGACTGCTCGGGGCGCTGGGAGTTCAGGGGGACAATGTCGATGTGGGGCAGCAGGACCTTGAGACGGGATATGACGACGTCGCCGACACCGCCCTCGTCGACCGCGATGGCCATGACGTTGTAGTTCTGGACGAACTCCACGATCCGGAAGTACTGGGCTTCCCAGTCCATCCCGGCGAGGTCGAGCCAGTTCAGTACGCGGTGCTCGAAGTACCCGTACTCGTCCGGCTGATCCCACCGGACCCAGACGGCCGTGACGATCGTCGAGTCCTGCTTTCGGGCCGGGTCGATGCCGATGACGATCGGGCTGGCGTGGTAGGCCGGAACGACCTGCATGGAGGTGTCGCCGAGTTCGTCCAGGCGCTCGCTGGTGGTGAACATGCCCTTGTCGAGCAGCCAGATCAGGCGGTAGGACAACTTGAATTCGTCGGAGTCCTCACCGATACGAAGGAGTTCCTTCTTGACGAACTTCCGGTAGTAGTCGGACCACCGCGAGACCTCTTTCCAGTCGGCCTCGAAATGGTTCTGCCGGGCTCCTCGCCGAGTTGCTATGCGCCGGTTGATCTGGATCTGGTTGTAGAACACGCCCTTCTCGTAGGTGGGCGTGCCGGTGAAGACCATCGTGGCGTTTGTCGAGGCACCCATCGGGCCGATCGACTTGTTCACCATCTTGGCGTCCGCGCCCTGGCACTCGTCGATGAGGATCAGGTGGTAGGTGCGTCCTTCGATGGTGGCGCGCGGGTGGCAGGTCTGCTTTCGGACCAGGGAGCCGGAGCGCTTGAGGGTGATGGAGCGGCCCTTGCCCTGCACGGTCTCGTCGATCTCGGGGTCCGCCATGATCTCCAGGGCGTGCTCACTGGTGAGGCGGGCCACGATGCGGCCGTAGAGGTTGTCGGCCTGCTCCTCGACGGGAGCGAAGGCGCCCACCCACAGGCCCTCCTTGAACTTGCCCAGGAGGTCGGGGAAGATCTTCGCCAGCCGGGGCAGCATGATCATGCAGGCGGCGACACAGTTCGCCACGGTCTCGGACTTGCCGGACTGGCGGGAGAACAGCGCGGTGATGGTGGCGCCGTCGTCGATGATCAGGGACTCGATCAGGCGGGCGGCGAAGGGTCGCTGGTAGGGGCGCAGCGGGTGGCCGGAGACCTCATCGACGATGACCAGCAGCTTGGCCACCAGCTCGTCCACGAAGTGCTGGCTGGTCTGGTCAAGGACTACCTCGGTGTCGAGACGGGCCTGTCGTTCGGCCTCGGTCTCGTCGCTGGTTGCCTCGTCGTCGTAGTCGACTTCCTCCGTAACAGCAGACACGCCTAACCCCAATCCGTTTCTATTACGGATTTGAGATTAGGCGTTTCTGACTACGACTTTGTAATTATGGCTTGACAAGCCTCTCAGGAAGCCTTGCGAACATCCCTCTTCGCGACGATCTGCTGCGCTCGCTGGCGGGTGAATCCGAACATCTCGCCGAGCCGGTCGAAGGTGTAACGACCCTTGTAGTAGACGGCTTCCACCAGGGCGTCGCGCGCCTCGGTGGACACCGCCGGGAAGTCGCGGAAGCACATCTCATCGCAGTAAAGCGGGGCGTCCTTCTTGCCCACACCGAGGATCCGCCAGCACCCCCGGCATCGGACCTCTACCAGTTTCTCGGCCGCACTCATCCGGCCTCACCCTTCAGGCGGTCCTCGGTGTCGTTCTCCTCACCGAAGTCGCCGCCACCATTCTCGTGCCAGGCGCTCTCGAAGCCCTTCAGCACCTCGTCGAGCAGGCCGATCGGGAAGGTGAGCCCCCGGCCGTAGAAGTCCTTGCTCGGGATGAACTCCCGTGCGTCCACGAACAGGCCATCCTGGGGGCTCTGGACGGTGGAGACGTGGATCTCCTTGTCGTACACGTAGGGCACACGCGCGTGCACCTTGCGCCCTGCTTCCATCTCGTCCATGACATCCTCCTAGACGCTTCCTGATCTACGAGGCTACACCTCCGCAAGCGGTCTCGACAAGTCGCTTGACGAGCGCGTACAGTGGGAGACCACTAGACAGGGAGAAGACCGTGGGCATGTACCCGATGCGAGACCCGGAGAAATGCCCGAAGTGCGGGCGGAGCCTGAAGGATGAACCGAGTGCAGAGCATCCCCCTGTGCCCGGATTTCCCGAAGAGGTAGCCTACGGGCGTGATCCGGTCTGTGGGGGGCGCTGGCACGTTTGGGACAGGACCTCTCCGCTGCGGAGCCAGGCACAGCCCTACGTGGACGGAGAAGATCATGGATAAGTTCGGACTGGAGTCGATCAACCACCAGGTCGGCAACGCGCTCAACCCCAACCCACCCGAGGGCTACGACCCGACGCTGGACGCGATGCAGCACCAGTTGATGCGCGAGCAGCACGACTTCTACACGCAGCAGCAGCACGGCGGGCAGGGGCAGCCGAGCCCCTTCCATCGCATGGAGTCCGGCGAGAGGAAGTTGTGGCTGATCGTCCTGCTGATATTCGGCAGCATCGGACTGTTCCACGTCCTGTTCAACTGATCGACGCAGCCCGAAGGCCCCACCGGTTCAGCTTCCGGTGGGGCCTTCGTCGTTCTCAGCGTGCCTGGCGCAGCGGCACCACGTTCTCCTGCGAGACCATCGAGGTCAGGAACGGGCGGCCCTTCATCGTCAGGTCCCGGCGCTTCGTCTCGCTGGACAATCCCAGGTAACGCTCAGTGGTCGCCATGTTGCGGTGGTGCAGCAGCGCGGAGACCGTACGCAGCGCCGCGTCGTAGCCGACCTCCTCCGACAGCATGTCGAAGTACGCGCGAGCAACAGCCCGACGCACGGTGTGGGTGCCCTCGTAGCGCGTCGGCAGGCCCAGCTTGTCCAGGGCGGCCTTCACGATCTTCTCCGTGCGCTCCACCGGCCGCTCCGGGTGCCACACAAACGGTGTGCGCTCGTAGACACGGCGCCCGGTCTCCTCGTCCAGGTAGTGCGTCTTGATCTGGTTGCCCGAGCGGGCCGGGAAGAGGTAGTCCTCGTCGCAGAGCGGGCGGCCGAGCAGCGCCGCGTACTCCTCGAACCAGATGCGCAGCTCCCGCTCCAGGTCGGCGGTCAGCGGCATCTCGTCCTCCTCCTTGGTCTTGATCACGGTCACGAAGACCTCGCTGCGCGCGAAGTCGACGTCCCCGACCTTCAGGGCTTGCAGCTCGCTGGCGCGGCACGCGGTGTTGACCGCTGCGGCCAGGTAGGCCCGGTGCATGGCGCACTCGGCCTGGTCCAGGAGCTGGAGGAGGATGCCCGGGGCGGGCTGCATCCGCTTGCGCACCGGCTCGGGAAGCGGCGCGACCAGGGAGAGGTAGTTGTCACGCGGGGCGTGCCCGTTGGCGTGTGCGTAGGCGAAGAACACCTTCAGGCGCTTGCGGTAGGCGTTGTGGGTGCCCGGCCCGACGGCCGCGCGTAGCGCCTGCCCCTTGATGCGGGTGACGTGGATGTCCATGATCCCGCCGTCCCCGTAGAAGAACTCCCGGACCTGCTGCGGGGTGAGGGTGTCGAAGGTGGGGTTGCCGAGGTGGTCGGCGAACCGAGGCAGCAGGCTCTCGTCGGTGCGCATGGTGTTGTCGGCCTTGGCCGCGCGCCGGTTGCCCAGGTACTCCTCGATCGCGCTGCGAAGTGCGATGGTCACGCTTCCTCCTGTTGCGGGGTGTCGCTGCGGGCTCGATCGTACCGGCGTCAAGCGACGTTCGCAATGCACTTGCGTAGACGTAATCTAGAAGCCGTAGTACGGTCCTCGCATGGACAACGCAACGGTCATCGACCTCACGCCGCTTAATACCAGCTCCCGTGCGGAGCAGCCCAAGAGCACCCTGACGATCACCCGTCGCCCCTGGACCAACGACGAGCGCCAGCGCCTCGCCCACATCCTCTTCGGCCCCCGGCCGGGTGGAGGTCCTGCCGCGTAAAAGGCCCTGAAGAAACCCCTTGACATCAGGTAGTCTCCCAGACAGCACGAGACCCCGGCTGGGATAGGAGCCAACCGGGGTCTCTATGTAGCAGTCTGTAAAGGAGACCGCCGTGCGTAAGTCAACCCTGCCCAAGCAGCGCCGCGCAACTCTGCGCATCGCCATCTACCTGCGTGTATCGACCATGAAGCAGCTTGAGGGCTACGGACTGTCGACGCAGGACGACATGTGCCGAGCCCTCATCGGCCTGAAGTTCGCGGGACGCCCCTACGAGATCGTCGGGGTCTTCACCGACGGCGGTGTCTCCGGCAAGCTCGCCAGCCGCCCTGAGTTCGACAAGATGAACGCGCTGATCGCCGCCAAGATGATCGACGTTGTCGTGGTCGCCAAGCTGGACCGCGTCGGCCGCACCATGGAGGACATCCACCAGTGGGTGTTCGACAGCACCAAGACCCACGGTGTCCGTGTCATCACCGCAGACGGTCGACTCGACAGCGACGACGACATGTTCAAGCTGATGCTCTCCATCCTCTCCTGGATGGCGGACATGGAGCACATCCTGATCAGGGAACGCACCATGTCGGGCCGTGAGGCGAAGATGTCCGAGGGCAAGTGGGGCCTCGGTGTCCCACCCTTCGGCATCGCCCTGGAGGGCAAGGGACGCGACGCGACTCCCGTCCTGAACAAGGACGAGCAGCGCACCCTGGAAATCGCCGTCGAGTGCCTGGTCGACATGGGCAAGAACCTGGCCGAGTCCTGCGACGAGCTGAACCGGCTCGGCAGAGCCAGCCGGATGGGCGGACCCTGGAACTCCACCTCCCTGCGCAAGATCATCATGGGTAACGCTCTCCTGGGCTACGTACGCGTACGCGACCCCGAGAGCGGCCTGTCCGAGGCAGAGCGCGACGAGGACGGCAACTTCGTCCACGGTGACACCCATGAGATCAAGGTGCCGCAGATCCTCCCCCCGGAGCGCGTCAACGCCGCCCGTGCTGCCGTCAAGCGCCTCGCCAAGTACAAGACCGTGGAGACCGACCGGAGTTACCTCCTGACGAAGCGCATCATCTCCCGCTGCGGCGCCGCCTACATCGGGGCACACCACGCCGTGGCCGAGCGGGCGGCTGTCTACCGCTGCAACGGCGCCGTCGGACACAGCACGCGCGGAAAGGAGAAGTGCGGCTGCTCGCAGATCTATGCCGAGGCCGTCGAGAAGTTCGTGTGGGACGCGGTCGTTATCGGCCTGAAGGACCGCGAGAACCTGCGGGCCCTTGCCGACCAGTGGCTCGGTGGAATTCCCGAGCGATCGGAGTCCTACCGTCTCCGGATCGACGAGCTGGAGACCGCCATCGAGAAGAAGCGGAAGTCCCGCAAGTC